GAAGTGCGGATTGTTCTTAGAGATGGGATTGGGCAAGACGGTGAGCACGCTTACCGCAATTAAATATCTGAAAGACTGCTTCGGCGAGGTGAGTCACGTCCTGATAATTGCACCTTTGCGCGTGGCGCAGTCGACGTGGCCCGACGAGCTGAAATTGTGGGAGCAACTCGACGGACTGACGATGAGTAAAGTAGTCGGTTCATCGAAGCAACGCGAAGAGGCGCTGAAGGCGGACGCGGATATATACGTCATTAACAGAGAAAATGTGTCGTGGATAGTGACTAAGTATATTCATCTGTTCACAAATCATTTCTTTGATATGCTTGTCATCGACGAGCTATCATCATTTAAGAGTTCAAAGGCCCAGAGATGGAAAGCGCTAAGGATGATACGTCCATACTTCAGCCGCATCATCGGACTGACCGGAACACCGGCACCGAACGGATTTATCGACCTCTGGCCCGAAATATATTTATTGGATGGCGGCGAACGGTTAGGCCAGTCTATCGGAAAGTTCAGACGCGAATACTTCACGCCTGGAGCGCACAACGGAGATATAATATTTAACTATAAGATTAAGAACGGTTGTGAGGAAAAAATAAGCGATAAAATCGGCGACATCTGCATATCGATGAAAAGCAAAGATTACTTAGAGTTGCCCGACATCATTCTTTGCAATTCCGAATTTACGATGAGCGATAATCTGAAGAAACAATATGAAGACTTCGAGCGCGAGTCGGTGCTGAGTCTTATCAACGATGATAAAGATATTTCCGCGGTATCGGCGGCAGCGCTGAGCAATAAATTACTTCAGTTCTGCAACGGAGCGATATACGATAAAGATCACAACGTTTATGAAATTCATGATATGAAATTAGACGCGCTTGAGGATATTGTCGAGGGCGCTAACGGTAATCCGGTCTTAGTGTTCTATTCTTTCAGACACGACATATCGAGAATAGAAAAACGGTTTAAAGGATACAGAGTAAGACAGATACTCACACCGCAGGACATTGAGGATTGGAATAACGGACTGATAGATATTGCGCTTACCCATCCTGCCGGCGCCGGGCACGGTCTTAACCTGCAAAGAGGCGGACATATAATTGTGTGGTTTGGTTTAACATGGTCTTTAGAATTATATCAGCAGGCAAACGCAAGACTGCACAGGCAAGGTCAGAAACGCCCCGTAACGGTCTTTCATATCATCGGCAGGCAAACTATCGAGGAAAGAGTTTTAAAGGCTCTGAGCGGGAAAGAAAAGGCGCAAGATGCGTTAATGGACGAGATAAAATATCTTATAAATAAATATCAGAATGAAGAATGACAAACGAAGAAATATCGTTGCGCGAATAAGAGTATCGGATTATCAGCGGTTGAAGAACATCGCTGATAATTACGGATACAGGTCTGTATATGCGCTTATGACGGGTATAGTATATAGCTTTCTGAGAGTAGCCGACCCTGAACACGACGACTCAGATAATGTGCTGCCCGTCGACTTAATAAAGATGTTCAGTGGAGTGAAAGGTCTTACGCACGAGATACACGATGCACTTATTGTGGTAAAGAGTAAACCGAAGAAGAGGCATCATCATGAATATAGTATCGCTGAAGACATTCGTGAGATATTCGATGATGCGCAAGAGATAGGTAACGAATTTCCTGATGACATAAAGAAGAGGAACGAACGATGAGCAAGAGCAAAGAATATAGAAGATTAGTCACATCAACAAGATGGCGAATACTCAGATCAGAAAAGCTAAGCGAGCAGCCGCTTTGTGAAAAATGTGAGAAAGAAGGGAGAGTGAGGCTGGCGGAAGAGGTACATCATATCAGACCTATTGAGTCGAGTAATAATATACAAGAAATGAATATTCTTGCATTTGATAGATCTAACTTGATGTCGGTATGTAGAGACTGCCATCACAAGATTCATAACGAAATGGAGTCAAAATCAAAAAAAGCGATAGCAAAGAACAATGAGAGAAGAACGCAGAGTTTTATTTCTAAATTTTTTAAATAGAAATTTTTCTATATATAATATATATAATATATTATATATAGTCTATATTTTTACGTCTAAAAATCGACACAATCGACACAATAGCGCAACAATAAAAAGTGTGCTATTGTGTCGATATAAGTTATTGTTAATCAGTAGCTTAAGTCTAATCGCAACAATCGACACAATAAAATTACTAAATAATAAAAAATATAGGGGTGATATAGTAGAGCACACACGTAAAGGGCGCGTTTATGAACTTTATGGGGTTTTTTCTGTGTCGATTGTTGCGATTGGATTTAAAGTGTTGAATAACAACGATTTATATCGACACAATACTTTCAATTCCTATTGTGTCGATTGTGCCGATTGTGTCGATTTTGCTATCTTGATAAGAAATGTATATTTATGCAGAAAATTGCATATAGGGGGGGGTACGTTTTTTCATTGGACGGGCGTATTTTCCAAACCCTCGCGACCTTTTATCTACATCCGCGAGGAATTTTTGACCGGGCCGATGGGGGATTTGGATCGAACTTGAGTAACCAAAAACTTGAATATTTAGGTAATTATAGAAATGACTATTTCAGAAATGTGGAAATGATTAATATTAGAAAATATGAGGATGATGAAAAGTAACAGAGAATATAAGAAGCTGAAGGTAGACGGATATGCGGCTATGATTCGGCGGGCACTGAAAGCTAAAGGGAGTTATGAACCTTTGCTTGAAGTGACTATCCACATGCTGGCTTCTTGCCTTACCAGGTATGCAGAGATACAGGAAGAACTTGACAAGTCGGACTTGCTGTTAGTATATTATTCGCGGGAGAACCAGGAACGATATGCGGCTAATCCGCTCTTCGCGATGTTGGAACATCAGGGCGAGCAGGTAAGGAAATATCTAAGAGAGTTGAAGCTCACATCGCTATCGCAGGGTAAGAACAATAACGATGATGATGAAGATAAGGACGACAGCGAGTTAGGCAAGTTGTTCAGTGTGATAAATACTGAGAACAAAAACGGCGGTCAGCTGTTGAAGCCTCTGAAGATTGCGGGAGATAAGTGATAAGAGATGCTGACAAAAGAAGAAGCGAGAGATGCGAAGCGGATATGTGTAGAACGGTTATCGGCGAAAGATGTAATGAGTTACAACTTGGAGTCCGTTGATGAGCGACTGAACTACTATGCCCGTGACCTGATAAGCAATCCAGATGCACATAATCTGTATGAGCTATTGATGCTGCTTCGCTTTTTTCGATTCTTAGACACCTATCCCTTTCACATCGACAAAGCGAAAGCCTTCATTAATTTTTACGAGTTTCTGAAGTTTGACGGCAAGCATGGCCGGCAGAGATATAAGATGACGCCTATACAAGTTTTTCAGTTCGCGAATATCATGGGCTTCTATCTCGACGACGGAGTGAAACGACTTATAAGAAACGCCCTACTCTATGTGCCGCGAAAGTTCAGCAAGACTACCCAGGTCTCATCCCTCGCTATCTGGGATATGCTTTTCGGAGATACCAACGCACAGGCGTACACCGCCGCCAATAGCTATGACCAGGCACAGATATGTTTCAGAGAAATAAAAGCAGTGCTCAAAGGTCTCGACCCAAAGCTGAAAAACTTCAAACTGAACAGAGAGTTGATTAGTTTCGCCGAAGGCACAAAGTTGGACAGATCATCCTTCATTCGCTGTTTGGCCGCCGAGCCCGATAAACTCGACGGACTGAATGCCAGTACGGTGATTATGGATGAGTATTCGCAGGCTGACAGTGCCGACCTCTACAATGTGTTGACAACATCCATGGGTGTGAGGGATAATCCATTAACCGTCGTTATCACCACCGCGAGCGACAAGAACGAAGCGCCATTTGTTGATTTGCTGAACAACTATAAAAAGATTCTGCTCAGTGAGATAGGCATGGAGGAGCTGAAGAACGATAGAGTATTCATACATATCTTTGAGCCCGATGTTGACGATGCCGAGGACGACCCACATACGTGGAAGAAGGTGCAGCCGCATTTAGGCGTAACCGTTCAGCCAGACTATTACGAGATGAAGTGGGCCGACGCACAATCGTCAATTGACGAGATGAAAGCATTCAGGACGAAGCTGCTGAACATATATGTAAGTGAGAATGATAATCCGTGGTTCACCGGTGATGACATACGGAAACACTCGATGAAAGTAGATGTGGATAATGCAATAGAGATAGCCGGAGAACCTATCGACACGATGTGCGCTATTGACCTCTCAGTGAAAGACGATTTCTCAGCCGCGACCTACACGATGTATTTTCCGACCTCGCAGAAATTCCATTCATTCACAAAGTACTATATTCCGCAGGTGACAATGGAAACACACAGAAACAAAGACCTATACCAAAAATGGGTGAAAGAAGGCTATTTGACAATATGCGGAAAAGACGCTATCGACTATGACCAGATAGCCGGTGACGTGGTGTCAATGAGTAAGAAACTTAATATCCTGCAAATTGGCTACGACCCATACAAGTCGAATGAGTTTGTGAATATGTTAGGTTCGATGGGTAACGGCAAGGCATTAGTAGGAGTTAGTCAGACGTACGGCAACTTTACTTCGCCCGTTCAGATATTTGAATATTCGTTGCTCCATGACCGGTTGACGATAGACCCAAATCCGATTAACGCATATTGCTTTGACAACTGCATATTGGATAAAGACAGGTTAGAGAATACGAAGCCCATTAAACGATTGGCGAATAAAAAAATAGACGGAGTGATAACGGAGCTTATGACGCTGAGACTCTTTGCCGACTATCCGCGTTCATATCTCTCATAAAAAGGAATTACCAAAAAATTTAAAAATATGAAGTTTAAAGATTTATTTAAGAAACGCAGTGACACCAGTTCGGCCGACACTGTAACATTAGGCCCGGACTATCCCGGAACCTTAGTTCTCTCAAGTAGCGAAATTGCTAATCCGACATTGGCAATGAAGATTGCAACCGCGTACCGATGCACCTCGATACTATCCGGATCCATCGCTTCGCTGCCGATAGAGATTCAGCGGAGGCGAAACGGATACTTTCAGATTGATGAAGAGTCAGAACTGAACTACCTCTTAGACATCAGTCCGAACGACCGTATGACACCCTTCGACTTTATGAGAAACATGATTATTCAGGTGCTCAACCAGGGCAACGCCTACATCTACTCAGACATCAGTTCGATGGGCAGATACACACGGTTAGTACTTATCTCGCCCGGATGCTGTAGTTACGATTCGTATCTGAATACCTACACGATTAACGATTTTTACAATCACGTCTATGGAACTTTCGACGCTGAAGATATTATCCATATCCGCGGTATGAACGTAGACGGCGGTTACACAGGCGAAAGCATTATCAGATATGCCGCGCGCACATTAGGTTTAGCCACTAAAGAAGCGGAGCAAAGTGAAGAAGTCATGCAGCCCGGCAGCACCTACAAAGGATTCGTCAGCGGCGATGACAGTGCCGTGCAAGGATTCGGAGCGCCGCAGACAAAACAGTTACAGACCGTGAGCGACAGGATAGAGAAAGAGTTGAAATCAGGCAAGAACATCATGTCACTGCCAGGTGCGATGAAGTTCAGTGCCTTAAGCATGTCACCCGCCGACCTTCAGCTGCTTGACTCTAAGAGATTCGGAGTTCTTGAGATATGCCGTTTCTACGGAGTACATCCCGACAAGGTATTTCAAAATCAGAGTTCAAATTACAAGGCAAGTGACATGGCGCAAGTGCAATACATGATAGACACCCTTCAGCCATACGTGCGACAGATAGAGCAGGAGTTTACGAGGAAGCTCATACCCGCGTCTATGGCGAAGAAGATGAGAATACGTTTCGACTTAGAAGAGTACTATCAACTTGATTTCGCTACAAAGGCAAGTTACATGAAAGCCACCATCGAAGGAGGTGTCAGAACCCCGAACGAGTGGAGAGCCAAAGACGGCAAAGCGCCGATAAAGGGAGGGGACATGACCTTTATTAGTTGCAATCTGCAATCTATAGAGAACGCTACGGCAAAGCCACAGCCCACCGCTACACCTACAGCAGGAGGAACGGCGGCACATAAGGAGCCCGACGGAGACGAAGAAAATGACGAAGAAGGCAAAGAAAATGGCGCAGAGGGCAAAGAAAATGAAGAAAAAAAGTGAAAAATAAGCGGGAATTAGGGGAATTAGGGGAATTTCAAGGGAATTTTAGGGGAAAATGAAGAAAAAGTGCAAAAGAGTAACCAATTTTCCGTAAAACGCGTGTACTTATAGAGACCATATAAATTCAGGATGACAGACAAAAAAAATAAAATGGAAATACGTAGTTTCGGCGGGGATGCCTCGCCGAAGCTGCTACGGTCTGAAGACGGCAAGGACACACGAACGATAGAAGGCTATGCGATAGTTTTCAACAAACGCTCATTACTGTTGCCCGACTATAGCATCTACAGAATGGTGCAGGAGGAGATTGATCCGAACGCCATCGACGAAAATCTTATAAGAACCTGCGACATTAAAGCACTGTTGGAACACGACCGCAGTCGGATGTTAGCAAGAAGCTATAACGGCGCCGGCACACTGACATTAGAGAGAGACGCGACAGGGCTGAAGTACAGATTTGAAGCGCCCAACACCGAAGACGGCAATTACGCATTAGAGATGGTAAGGCGCGGAGACCTGTTCGGCAGTTCATTTGCATACACGACCGACGAAGACGTGGAAGGAAACGTGAGCTATCGGAAAGACGGCGACACACTGATAAGACGAGTTAACAAGATTGAGAAATTGTACGATGTCAGTATAGTCAGTGACCCCGCCTACTTAGACACGAACGTATCAACCCGCAGTTTGGATGACAAACTGAAGGAGCCGGAAGACGAGAGCTGGAGAGAAGACGTGAAGAAGATTGAACAGATT